TTGCAATTGGAACAGATAAATTTTTGCTTATATATTTTGAAGGTCAACTCTATGATATTACACCATTAAAAACTACTTTAACATCTTGTACTATTGCAACTACATCTGGTTCAGCTGTTTGTTCTATTACAAAAACTTCTCATGGTTTAAATGCTGGTGATATTGTATTATTAGATAATGTAACTTTACCGGGAGGTACAGGTTATGTTGATTCAGATTTTGAAGATAAATTATTTCAAGTAACAAGTATTACAAGTTCAAGTGTATTTACAATTACACAAAGTTCTAATGCTACAGCAACGGTTGCAACGGGAGGTAGTCTAGAAGTTAAACCTTATGAGACAGTTGGACCTGCAGAACAATCTTATGGTTATGGTTGGGGTATTGACACCTGGGGCAGTGGTAATTGGGGAGAAGCCGCTTCTGCATCTGACGTGAGTCTGGAACCAGGCCTCTGGAGTTTAAGTAACTTTGGTCAAGTATTAGTTGCAACCATTGCAAATGGAAAAACTTTTACATGGAATGCGGGGGACGCTTCAAGATTAACAACAAGAGCATCAACAACTACATCAGGGTTCGAGACAACAAACAACCCAACAGCAACTAGAGTATCTTTAGTATCACCTACAACACGTCACCTAATTCATTTAGGAACTGAGACAACGATTGGAAATACAGCAACTCAAGATGACATGTTTATAAGATTTTCTGATCAAGAAGATATTAATGATTATGTTCCTACTGCAATTAACTCAGCTGGATCACAAAGATTACAGGATGGTACAAAAATTATAGGTTCACTAAAAGCAAAAGAAGCAATTCTTGTTTGGACAGATAATGCATTGTACACAATGAAATTTATTGGAGCACCTTTTACATTTGGATTTGAGCAAGTTGGTACTAACTGTGGATTGATAGGTAAAAATGCAGCTGTTGAAATTGATGGTGTTGCGTTTTGGATGTCTAATAATGGTTTCTTTATGTTTGATGGTACAGTTAAATCTTTACCTTGTTCTGTTGAAGATTATGTCTATGATCAAGCAGATACTACAAAAGGTCAACAAATTTATGCTGGATTAAATAATCAATTTACAGAAGTAACTTGGTATTATCCCTCAACTAGTTCTGATTATAATGATCAATATGTAGTATTAAACTATGGAGAAAAAGTAGAAGGTGGTGTTTGGTATATAGGAACAGAATCTAGAACATCTTGGATTGATGCTAGTGTATATCCTAAACCTTCAGCTACTAAATTTAATGACTCAGCTACCGGTACTTTCCCAGTTATTATTGGTGAAGACGGTCTAGGTCAAACTACTTTATTTGAACATGAGGTAGGAACTGATCAAGTAAATCCTGATGGTAGTACTACAACGGTTACCTCATTTGTAAAATCTTACGACTTTGATTTACAGAGTCAAGGCACATCAGGTGATATATTTTTAGCTATGAGAAGATTTATACCTGATTTTAAAGACTTACAAGGTAATGCAAAAGTAACTTTAGCAGTTAAACGTTATCCTCAACAATCAGATACAACTACTTCTTTGAGTCCCTTTACAATCAACGCAAATACTGATAAAAAGGATACAAGAGCCAGAGGCCGGTTTGTTAATATCAAGATAGAAAATACTGATGTTAGTGAGTCTTGGCGCTTTGGTACATTACGTATAGATATACAACCAGATGGACGTAGATAATGGCAACTTTATTTGATTTAGCACAACAATATTTAAACAGAGCTTTACCTGAAACTTTTAGGTATGATAGAACTAATCAACCTACAATAGGACCTATTATAAGACCACAACCAATACCCGGACCTGTAGCAAAAATATTACCTGTACAAGGTGGCAATGAAGAAGGATTTAGTGTTTATAATCCTGATCCTAATAGAACAAAAACTAAAGATAATTACAGTCCTTATGCTGCAAGGCAATATTATGCTAGACCTGATAGTGATGTAGGTATTCCTTCAGGTATATTATCAAACTCTGAATTTTTATATGGTAAAAAATCACCATTAGATTCTTTAACATCTATGATGCCGGGTAAAAAAATTTTAGAAGGAATAGGTTCTTTATTACCTACGAGTGATAGAGGTATATTAGAAAACGAATTAACAGGTAAAGGTTTTGCCATAGATGATGTTGGAAGATTTGTTGCAGCTACTCCAGGTACAATAAATACGGCAGAAAATATTATGGCAGGTTATAGTGCTTACCGTACTGATGCAGATACTTTTCAAAAAAGAAGAGATCTGATTAATGCTAAAATGAGCGATACAAATATTAATCCTAAAACTGGAAAAACATATAAAGAAGAAAAACTGGCAGCACTTGATGAAGCAGAAAGAAGATTTTTTGCAGCAAAAGATTTAACAACAGGTATTTCAGATCAAAAGAAAAAAGCTAAAGATCCAACTTACAAATCAACTCAAGAATTAATTGATATAGGTATTCAAGCAGCAGATGATGATAGTGAAGATGATATGTATGATGGTGGCAATATTTTAGATACAATAACACCAACAGGACCAACTTATGGACCTTATTCACCAACAGGACCAATAGTAACAGGACCAACTTACGGACCATATAGTGGTGGCGGTGGTGGTATTACGTATGGTCAAACTACACCTAAAACAATAACATCAGGTAGTGTATTAGCAGATAAAAATATAAATAAAATTGATGATTACATAGATATAGGCGGTGGAGGTCGTGATAGAGACGATGGACCAAGTACAACACCTGATTATAGTAATGTAACAACCGCAAAAGGACCTCCAAGTCAAATTTCTAAACCTTCATATGGAACAGGTAGTGGTGGTTTAGGTGATTATCAAATACAACCTTCTAAACCTGAAACTAAAAAAGATTATGGACCTTACAGCGGCGGCGGAGGCGGCGGAGGCGGCGGCGGAGGCGGCGGCGGTGGCAAGATCGTTTGTACTATGATGAATGAAACATATGGCTTTGGATCTTTTAGAAATAAAATTTGGTTAAAACATTCAAAAGGTTTAGCACCTGAATATCAAAAAGGTTATCACAAATTATTCTTACCATTAGTTAAAATTGCTAAAACAAATAAAGTAGTTAGAAAAATATTAGAACACATTGCAGTTCATAGAACTATAGACATACGTCAGGAATCAAGAGGCAAGGTACATTTGCTAGGTAGAATGTATAGAAAAATACTAGAACCGCTTTGTTATTTTGTAGGAAAACATGGCTAAAATAGTAATAAGAATACCTGAACCAAAAGAACAGTACGATGTTTCTAACCAGAAACAAATTAATAGAGCAATTAGTTTGATAACAGAACAATTGAATTCAACTTTTTTAGATGAATTAAAACAAGAGACTGAAAGATACACTTGGTTTAAATCTTCGGGGAGTAGTAATTAATGGCTAACATATATAAAAATGCACAGTTTGATTTAACAACTACTGCTGCTACCGATATTTATACGGTACCATCTAACTCAAGAGCCATTGTTCAAAATATACACATGGCAAATATAGGAGCGGGAAACGTAGTTGTTCATGCACATATTTATGATAATTCAGCAACCACACAATATACGTTTGCAAAACATACAATCGCAGCAAATGATTCGCAATCAGTATCTGATGGATCAGTTGTTTTAGAGGAAAATGATATATTGCGAGTTCAAGCAGATAGTGCTAATGATATAGAAGGAACGTGTGCTATATTAGAAATTAACAGGGATTAGGAGAAAAAATGGCATTTAAAGAAGAAGGCGAAGTAAACTACACAATAATAAATGGTAAAAAAGTACCAGTTGTTAAATGTGAAACTGAAGTAGTATTGAGAAATACACAAACTAATTACGAGTACAATTCAGATAAAGAAGCAGAAGATGATATTGCTAATCCTGAAACAGCTACTCAACAAGAACATGTAACAAGATCATTAAAAATTAAAGTAGCAGCAATGCCACCATTAGGAGCAGCGTCAGAGTAATGCCAATTTCAAGAGGACAAATGCCGAGACAAATGTATGGACTAGGAAGTCTAGTAAAGTCTATTGGTAAGACTGTTAAAAAAATAGTTAAATCACCTATTGGTAAAGCAGCTATATTAGGTTTTGGTGCTAATGCATTGATGCCTGGAGGACTAAGTTCTTTATTTGGTAGTGGTGGTGGACTAACAGGTATTTTAAGTAAGGGTAAAGATTTTATAGGTGGATTATCTACTGCAAAAAAAATAACAGGAGCTTTAGCTTTAGGTGGTGCATTTGCAGGTATGGAAGATCAACAAGTAGAAGAGTTAAAAAGAAACCCTGAAGCTTTAAGAAGTTATCTTGCACAATATTATAGAAACTTAAATCAAGGTGCTAGTGATCAAGAAGTAAATAGATTTGTAGAAGCTAACATGACTGAGTACAAAGCTAATGGTGGTAGAATAGGTTATGATGATGGAACAGATCCTAAAAAAGAATATTTAATTAAAAAAGGATATGGAGACATGGTAGAAAATATGTCTGTAATAGAAATAGATGAATTATTTAATAGTGTAAAAGGAACCACTACTGCAGCAAACACATATAGAGAACCCGCATACATGGGTGGTAGAATGGGTTATGAAAATGGAACAAAAGAAATAGTTCAACCCTCTGCTTCTATGATGGTAGATACAACTACTTCTAATCCAATACCAGATGATGCTCCTCAAAAAGAAATATCAGAAGTAGCAAAAATCATGCTTGGTCCAGGTAGATCTGGAATTGGAGAACCTGAAGATGGTACAATGAAAGGTTATCAATTTTTTAGAGAAAAATATCTACCTAAAAAAGTAACAGAGATAGCAGAAAATTATGGTATTGAAGAAAATGAAGTTTTAAGAATGATTAGAGATGAAATGATGCAGTATATAGATGCACCTAAATCACTTGAAAAACCTGAAATGGCTAATGGTGGTAGAATGGGTTTTGCAATGGGTAATCCAGAAGAAAACGCGGTTCAGGCTTCAGGCATCATGAACCTACCTTTAAACCAAAATCCTGCTGGAATTACTGAGCTAGATTTACGAGAAACAGGTGGATTTATTCCTCCAGTTGGTGTAAAAGAAAAGGCAGATGACATTCCTGCAATGTTATCAAATAACGAATTTGTATTTACAGCTGATGCTGTAAAAGGAATGGGTGACGGTGATGTCAACAAAGGTGCACAACGTATGTACGATATGATGAAAAAATTAGAAAAAGGCGGTACAGTATAATGGCAGTTTCAGAAACAAGAGTATTACCACCAGAATTTATAGAAGCAGCGGGTAAAACTTATTTAGGTGATTTATCAACAGCAGTAGGTGATTATAAAGCCGCTGATCTTTCAAAAGTATATGGACCACAATTTGTAGCTGGACAAGATCCGTTACAACAAGAAGCAATAAAAAAATTACAAGCAGGTATTGGTTCTTATCAACCTTATATTCAAGCAGCAGAAGCAGCAACTGGACCACAAGCTTACCAAGCTTACATGTCTCCTTATCAACAAGATGTTATTGATGCAACTTTACAAGAGTTTGATATACAAGCACAAAAAGGAATACCGGGAATAGCTCAAAACGCAATTCAAGCAGGAGCTTTTGGTGGTTCAAGAATGGGTGTAGCTGAAGCAGAATATGGAGCAGCATCTGCAAGAAATAGAGCTGCACTACAAGCACAATTATTATCACAAGGTTTTGGACAAGCTAATCAATTAGCTGCACAACAATTTGGTCAACAAATGAATTTAGCCGGACAAGTTCCTGCATTACAAGGAGCAGACATCGGTGCACTAAGTACGATGGGTGGTGCATTACAACAACAAAAACAAGCTGAACTAGCTGCTCAACAACAATTAAATATACAAAATTTAAATCAACCATTAACAGCTGCACAACAATATGGTTCAGGAGTTACAAGTTTAATAGCTGGTTACCCTGGTAAATCTGTTCAAGAGATAACTCCTAATCCAAGTGGATTATCATCTTTATTAGGAGCAGGTTCTACATTAGCCGGTATTTACGGAGCATTAAAAAAATAATGAGTAGAGTATTTAGAAGACCAATGTTTAGAGGTGGTTCTACTAACATGAATGGTATCATGTCTAACATTGAAGACAGAGAAAATTTTCAAGATGGAACAACTGCAGAAAGACTTCAAAAAATTGCAGAACAATATCCTGATCAAGGTATTAGTCCGTTAAATCAATTTTTAATTCAAGGTGGATTAAATTTAATGTCTCAACCATCTACAGGTAGTACACTAGGTGATATAGCTACAGCTGCAAAAGCACCCACAGCTCAATTATTAAAAGACTTATCTGCTAGAGGACAACTAAGAAAAAAATTAGCGTTAGAAGGTGAAGTAATGGATATTGAATCTGAGCAAGCTGAAAAACTAGCTAGAATAAAAGCATCTAATAAAGATTTTTTTGCAGCACAAACAGATGAAGCACAGTTTGAAGTTTTAACAGATTTATATTCTACTTCAAATATTCCACAAATTAAACAAGGTGCATCTAATTTAGCTGACTTTAGATTAAAACATAAAAATCAACCTTATTACGAATTAGGTTATGAATATAGTAAAAAAAGTAAAAAGTATGAACCTGATTTTGGAGCAGTTCCAATAGGAGGTTTGACATATGATCCTGGTGAAGGAAAAGCTTACAGAAGAAACTCAGACGGTAGTTTTACAGAATTAAATCCAATAACTTTAGAACCATTAGACGTTGATGGTACGGAGTAAACATGGCTACTCTAGTCATAGATCCAATTACAGGGAAACTGGTCTTAGAAAAATCTATACCTGGTAAAGAAAAACAAAAACAATCACAAGAACAAAACAAACAAGACTTAGTTAAAGCAGGTATTGATGAAACTGATATTGAATTACCTGAAGCTGAAGATAATAACGAAGTAAGTGGCGCTACTGCATTTGCAGCAGGTCTAGCATCTGGAGCGATTAAAGTAGGTGAAGGTGTTGTATCATTGGGTGCAGAGTTAATTGACTTAGGTGGAGATACAAATACTGCAGCAGCAGTTGAACAATTTTTTGATGACTTAAATCCTTTTGAAGAAATTGCAGAACAGAGAGCGGTTGGAAGATTAACTGAAGCATTAATTCAAATAGGTATACCTGGTGGTGCTGGTGCAAAAGCAGCAACCATGGCAGCTAGAGCTTTGAAAGCAAAAAGAGCTGGTAAGTATGTAAACTTTAAAGGTAAAAATCTTAAAAAAGGTACAGCTAAAGTAAAACAATTAAATGATTTATCTGGTAAACAAAGATTTGCAGCTATAGTTGCAGGTGGTGCAGCTGGAGAAACGTTAGTAGCTGATGTAGAAAAAATAGGAACGTTTGGAGATTTATTTGAAGGAGGTCCTACAGAACTAGATAGAGATATTTCAGAAGATCCAGCAGAAGATGCAACAAGAAAATTAGCAAACAGATTAAAGTTTGGTTCTGAATCAATATTACTTACACCATTTATTTATGGTGTTGGAGCAGGTGCAAAAACATTAGCTAAAAGAGGAAAAGAATTAGCTTACAGTAGTTCTAAAATAGAAAGAGGATTAGATAAATTAGCAAGTGTGTTTAGATTTAGAGGTACTAAACCTGGAGAAATCGCTGCATCTAAACAAACTCAAAAAGCAAGACAAATGAGAGATACAAACTTTTCTGAAGAAATGGTAGCTCGTATAGACACTGAAGTTGATAAAGTTTTTCCAGAGTTTAGAAAGTTTTTTAATGCATCTAGTGTTGCAGAAAGAAAAGAATTTTTAAAAGTATTAGATAATACTTTATTTGAAGGAGATCTAACTGCTCCTATAGACTCTAATTTAAAAAATCAACTTAGAAAAATAGTTACTAAAAGAATGGGTGCACAAAAAGGAAACCCAGTAGCTGATAATATTGTAGAAGTATTAACTAAAACTAGAAAAGAGTTTAATGATTTATTAGAAATAACTGCAGCTGGTCCAGGTGCTAAGGTAGATTTACCTACCGGTGTCACTAGAGATTTAAGACAGATAATGGGCAATAGAGTTAAAAACTATATTGGTAATACATTTGAAATATTTGAAGATGCAGAAGCAGGTTTCTTTTCTAAATATAAACCAACTCAAGATTCTATAAATAATGCTAAAGCTTTATTTATGAGATATGCAGCTAAAAATAAAAACCCTATTACTGAATTAGAAGCAGAAGGTATGGTTAATGATATTATAAAACAAGTTAGGAAGATGGACCCTAGAAAAGATACATTACCTACTTTTGCATATCAAAATTTATCTAAAGCTGCGGATGATGCAACTGGTTTAAAAACATTTGCACAAACTTTAACAAAAGATTTACCCGGTGGTAAAAAAGAAATACAAGTTATAGGTAAAGGATCAAAAGTATTTAGAGAATTGTTTGGTGAGATTGAAGATGCAAGGCATTCTATCTTTGAAGGTATGAATAGATTATCTACTATTGCTAGAAAGAATCAATTGTTTGATGAAATATTAGATACTGATGATGCGATGAAAGCAGCAGCTAAATCAGATACACCATTAGGTCAAAGAGGATTTTTTCATGGCAGTCCACTAATTGCAAAAAGAGCTTTTGGGCCTGAAGCAGATATTGTACCGATGGATGATTATGTAAAAGAATATTTTAAAGATGGTGTACTAATTAATAGATTAGCTAACACATGGACAACAAGAGAGATAGCTGAAGGTTTTACTAACGTAAGTAATATTCAAAACTGGATGAGAGGTGAAGCTGAAGGTCAAGGTGCTTTAGGTAAAACTTTTTCTTGGGCTTGGCGTAACTTATTACTGACACCTAAAGCAGGTGCACAATATGCAAAAACAATTTTATCTATACCTACACACATAAGAAACTTTTTGAGTTCTAGTGCATTCGCACTTGCAAATGGAACTGTTGGACCAGGATTTGGAAAAGCAATGAACAGAGCTTTTGGTAGTGTACAAGTAGGAGGACCTAGAAAACCTATATCACAAGAAAGATATAGAGAATATTTAGAGTTAGGTATTACTAATACAAACGTAAGGCTTGGTGATCTTAGAAATCTAATGAAAGATGTTAGATTTGGAGAAGGTAATATTGCAACAGATAGTATTTTAAAACCTATGATTAATACTTTAGGTAAGAAAACATCTAGAGGAATTAAAAAAGGTGCAAAGTTTATGCAAGATATGTATGTAGCTGAAGATGATATTTGGAAAATTATTGGATATGAAACTCAGTTATTACAAAGAGGTAATGCATATAAAAAAGCAGGTGTTAAAATATCTGATGATGCACTTAAAAAAGAAGTAGCTGCAATAGTACAAGATACAATTCCAAACTATGCGAAGGTTGGTGAGTTTGTAAGAGCGGCACGTATGTCACCTTTTGGTAACTTCATGTCTTGGCCATCAGAAGTATTTAGAACAGGTACAGGTATATTCAGACAAATAATAAAAGATATGAAGGATCCTTTAACAGGTAAAATAAATCCTATCACAAGTAAAAATCCAATGAAAGGTTTAGCTATGAAAAGATTAATTGGAACTACACTTGCAATGGGTGCAATACCTTATGGATTAATAAAAGGATCGCAAGCAATGTTTGGTGTATCTAATGAAGAAGCAGATGCTGCTAATGACTTTGTTGCACCATGGGCAAAAGATTCACAAAAAATATATCTAAGAGATCCTGAAACAGATGATTTATATTACATTAACTGGTCTCAGAATAATGTATATGACACTTTAACCAGACCTTTTCAGACTGTACTTAGAAGTATTCAAGAAGGTGTAGAAGATGAAGAAGTTTTATTGAAAGGTTTTGTTCAAGGTATTGCAGAAGCTGCTGGTCAGACTGCATCACCATTTATATCAGAGTCTATTTATACAGAAGCATTTATGGATATATGGTTTAGAGAAGGAAGAACAAGAGAAGGTAGACAACTATATAACGATCAAACACCTGAACCAGAAAAGATTTCAACTATCATGCAACACTTATCTAAAACTTTGATGCCTACAACACAACCTTTTCAAAGAACTATAAAAGGATTTACAGGAGCACCTGGAAAAGGTGGTGAGATATATGAAGTGCCGAAGGAGCTTGCTGGTATATTTGGGTTTAGACCAATTAAAGTTGATCCAGAAAAATCTTTAGGATTTAAACTATTTGAATATCAAAAAGCAATATCAGATTCTAGAAAACTATTTACAGGTGAGATTGATCCTACCGAAATGAAAACTGCACAAGATGTTATCGAGAGATATTATATTGCTAATAAACAAATCTTTAATGCAAGAAAGAAAATGTTGAATACAATTGATAATGCTAGAACAATTGGAATATCACCTACTAAAACATATGAAATATTTGATAAAAGAAATCTAAAATCTGAATACAACGAGCTTACTGCTGGAGTATTTGATCCATTCTTTCCTTCAGAAGGACTACAAGAAAGATTTCAAGACCTTGCACAGAGAGCAGGTATTGCAAACGTATTCTTTGAAGCAGAACCTACATTGAGAGCGATGAATGCAGCTATGCAAAGTCTAACTTTATTTGATGAATTTGACTTAGAACTTGAAGATTTTTTACCAGACTCTGATCCAGAGGGTCAATCAGCATTACCACCTACACCAATGCCTAATCAACAAGTGGTTCAGACTGCAGCTATACCGGCAGCAGGGTTCATGAATCAGGGATTGACGCCAGTTGAAAATGCTTTATTATCTGAAGAAGAGAAACAAATTAAACTAAGATCAAGAGGACTGGCATAATGCCCAAAAAAGATTTAGCACTAGAGAAAATAGAATCGCACGAAAAACTTTGTCGTATTATGCAAAAACAAACTCATCAAAAAATCTCAGGAATAGAAAACGATATTAAAGAAATTAAAAATCATATGCGTTATGCAATGACCGCTTTAGTTGGTGGTATGTTTACTATTATAGTTATACTATTCGAAAAACTGTAGTTATTTTGGGAGGTTAGGCACTCAGCTGCCGGGATTGATTATAGTGGGGACTATAATCGCTATATCCATTCTCTAAAATCTTCATCCATTATTTTATTTGCAATATTAACTTTGTTACGCAAAGCTTTTACAATTCTTTCATCAATAGTATCTTGAGTCATTATATCAATGTAAGTCATTTTTCTTGTTTGACCTATACGATCAATACGTGCTTCTGATTGTTGACGCTTCTCAAGATCATAACCGTTTGAAAAATAAATCATATTACTTCCAGCAGTCAATGTAATACCATAACCACCTGTGTGAGTAGTACCTACAAAGAATCTACAGTTATCATCGTTTTGAAATTTTTTAATATTAGCTGATCTTGCATCAGTATCTGTTGCACCATAGTAATCTACAACAGCATCATCACCATATACTCTTTTTATTTCTTTAATAATTCTTCTTACATCGTGTGTGTAGTGGGACCATATAATAGTTTTACCTTCTACATTTTCAAGTATGCTCATTAATTCACCAAGTCTACTACAAGGTAAATCTTTTATGGTACCATCATCTGCAGTAAAATGTCCACAAGTAATTTGATGTAGTCTCATTAATTGTGTCATAACTGTAGCTGAAGATTGCATCTTACCATCTAAAAAAGCTATTGCTTCTTTTTTCATTTGCTCATATACTTTCTTTTGCTCTTTTGTAAGTTCAACATAATGCTTGACATAAGTTTTTTCAGGTAAATCTAAACAATCATCTTTTAATATTCTTTTAGAGAAAGGTTTTATTTTATCCGATAACTCACCGAGATTTCTATAACCTACCACTATTTCTACTTGACGACCATTAACTTGAATCTTTTTACAGATAGAATATCTAGCACGAAACGTATAGTAAGATTGATGATCTAGGAGCCAGGGATCAAGGAATTGACATTGACTATATAAATCTAAAGGTGACTTTGTTACAGGAGAACCTGTAAGTATTCTTCTATATTTACAATGGTCACTTAGTTTTAATATGTTTTTAGTTCTATTAGAAGTAGGTGTTTTAATAGTAGTAGATTCATCAATAGCAACCATTGATTTAGGATGTGCAGATAAGAATTTATATGCAAATTCTGCACCATTACCTGATGAAAAAGACTCTACATTCATAATTAAAATGTTTAAATGTGTACCTGATTTAAACAAAGTATTTAATAATAGTTGTTGTTTTTTTGATTTATCTGATGTCTTCCAAAGAACTATATTTTTTTCTATATGGTCTGGTAGGTGTGTAGGTATTTCTGAATCATACCAGTTTTTATACACACCTTTAGGAGCAATTAATAACAGACCGTTTATTAAACCTTTATCATACAACACAGCTGCATTGTCTAACAATACTTTAGATTTACCTGTACCCATTTCCATAAAGTACGCAAAATTTTCTTTATCCCAAGATGCATTTAATGCATCTAATTGATGCCCATAAGGCTTAGTTTTAAATTTGTAGTTCATTTGCTTTTTCTTTCTAATTTGTTATATAATACTTAAAAGAATAAAAGTCAATGAGCAAAGTTTATTTAGTACAAGACATACCTGTCGATAGAGAAAGTGGTCAACCAAAATATAATGTTATGGGTGCACAGAAATATGGCGAGATTACGGTTATGCTTCCTGCAAAAGCTCAAATGATTTTTTCTCCTGGTCCATTAATTTTTCAAATAAAAGATAAATTAAAAAATTTTACAACCGATGATTACTTATTATTATCTGGTGATCC